ATGAAGCGCCTGATACCGCCAGACGACTGCCCGGAGGAAATTGCCCGCCGTCTCGACGTCATTCAGCAGCACCGGGCGCTCAACGCGATCCTCGGGGTTAACCCTGACGCCATGTCTCAGGCGGAACAGCATCAGCAGCAGCGTCGACGCGGGGAGCCGATCGGCCCCCTGCACGGCGTGCCGTTGATCGTCAAAGATAATATTGCCTGCGCACCGATGCCCATTACTCTTGGCTGCCGGGCGCTGGCCTCACTTAACGCGACGTCGGATGCGCTTGTTATACAGCGGTTGCGCAGGGCAGGAGCGATTATCCTCGCCAGAGCGAATATGTCCGAGTTTGCTTTTGACGTGCGCTCGCGAAGCTCGCTGGGGGGCGATGTGGCAAACCCGCTTCGCCCGTCACTCACCGCCGGAGGTTCCAGCGGAGGATGCGCCGCGGCGGTGGCGGCGGGGATGGCGGATGGCGCATTGGGTACCGATACCGGCGGCTCTATCCGCATTCCCTGTAGCTATACCGGGCTGGTGGGGCTACGGCCTGCTTTTCGCCGTTCACAGCTGGATGGCGTGGCGCCGCTCTCGCCCAGCAAAGATACCGTTGGGCCAATGGTACATAGCGTTGAAGATGCCGCCTTGCTGCATGCGGTGATCCATGGTTTGCCACCGGTTGCGCTTCCTGTGCGTTCGCTGAAAGGCGTTCGCTTTGGTGTGGTAACCGCGTTACAGGGAGAGGATGAGGTACAGCTGGAGGTCTGGCAGTCGGCGCTGCACACGTTGCGTCGTGCCGGAGCAACGCTGGTGGAGGTATCATTACCTTTGCTGGACGACGTAAGTCAGGCGACATGCCTGAGCCTGTATGAATTTCGCGTGGCGATTGACGACTGGCTTGGCAAACAGCCTGGCGCTCCCTCCGGACTGACAAGCATTGTGGACTCCGGCGCTTACCTGCCAGAGTTTGCGCCGTTTCTACGTCAGATGCTGGCGAGTAGCACGCTGAAAACTCCGCTCTGGCTGGCGGGGCGTCGCTTTCAGCGCCTGTTGCGGCAGAACCTTTGCCAGGTGGCGGAGGCGCAGCGCATCGACGGATTTGTGTATCCCACCGTACAACGGTTACCAGAAAGTATGGCGAAGATGCCGCCAGGCTGCGCGCCGGAACTGGCCGCCATCAGCGGCCTGCCAGCTATAACGTTGCCGTGCGGCGTAAGCCGTATCGGTCTGCCGGTGGGGATGGAGATGTTATCGGTGCAGGAGAATGAGACGGCGCTGATGGTGCTGGCGCTGGCGTGTGAGGGGGCGCTGGACGGGAAGGGACAGATATAAAAAGCCCGCAGAGCTTGCGCCGTGCGGGCTTTCAGCACTTCATCGGGTGATTCTGGTAATCACCGATGGAGGATTTTTGGACTGGTGGAGTCTGAATAAATTCATTAATAGGCTGTTTTTTGTTGATAATTTATAAATTCAACTTTCACGGGTATGCCAATGGCGATTTGTTGCAGTGTTTCCTGTGGTTAAGCAAACCTGTTTTTTGAATGGATCACATCAAGAAAAAGCTTTTTTGGATTTAACTGTTCACCCTTAACTTATATTTAGAAAGAAAAAGACCGGCTGTTGCCGGTCTGAGGTCGGTTAAGCCGTTACGGGTTTGTCTTCCTGTAGCTACTTCTAAGAAAGGGCAAGTCTGCGCACAGTCATCAGGAAATCGAATGGGGTTGAATCCCACAACTCAGGTGAGAAATCAAATCCATACCGGCTTTTGAATTGCTCATCCAGCCTGTCTTCGTAAAGCTTAAGAAAACAATCGACCTCTTCGGCTAACTCTTTTAACATCCAATCTGGGGCTGTTTTTTTATAGCGTTCAATAGTGCCCTCAATAGTATCCTCTCCCTCATTTATGAGGTCATGATCCTGATTGAAATAACCCTGAATCAGCTGATCAATATGATAGAAATTTTGCATAATCCATTTGTCCTATGGGGTCGGGAATGCTGTAAGGATATAGCGACAGAGCTGGTCATCCTTGTACTCGGAGTTTGGTTCAAAAGGCATTGAGTAGTTGCCTATTGCAGAACATCTTTTGCCGATGAACAAGAGGCGTGGCAAGCGGCATATGGGCACTGGATGCAAAAATGTAAAACTGGGGTTACTGAAGTTAGCGCTGGCCAAAGTTTTGCCGAGTGGACGTAATGTGGACATGGGCAAAAAAAGGGGTTACGTTTTCACGTAACCCCTTGTTTTATTTGGTGGAGCTGGCGGGAGTTGAACTCGCGTCTGAAATGAGTGTAAATCGTTGAAAATAAAAAATATTTTCTCCGTGTCAGGCTTCGAGTGCATTTTACGTGCATATTGAGGTCTGTCTAACGTCCTGATTCTGTCCAACATTTTGAAATATTTACCCCGCTACAGAGCGGCTGAAATCGCGGTTTTACCGTCATATTCAGCCAGGTATTTACCGTAGTTGCGGAATATCATTTCCGGCCCTTTGTGGCCCATCTGTCCGGCAAGCCAGAAGAGGTTAACGCCCTGGCTAATATGCTTGGTGGCGAAGGTGTGCCGCGTCTGGTACGGGTTACGATAGCGCACGCCAGCTTTTTTCAGGGTCGGCACCCATGCTTTTTTACGGATCGCGTCGGCGTTCGCCCAGGGTTCTCCCGTTTTTGGATCGCTGAATATGAACTCACTTTTCATAAAGGTGTATTGCTTCTGCGCCTGCAGGGCAGCCAGCGCCTCACTGTTCAGCTCAACCTTACGGGTACCGGCTTTTGTCTTGGTGCCTTTGAGTACCCCTACGACACTGGCCGCCTGTACGTGAGCTGTGTTCGCTATGGTGTCGAGATCAGGCCAGCGCAGCGCGCACAGTTCGGAACTCCGCAGACCGGTATTGAAAGCAAAGCGGAATAGGTTTTCCCATTCCGGGTACCTGCAGCTCTGGTAAATGGCAAGGGTTTCCGCTGGCGTGAACGGGTCCACCTCGTAATCGTCGGCGCTTGGGCTGCTGTCGATCACGTGGTACCGGCTGGCGCTGACGAGGGATACCGGGTTAATGGTCAGCAAGCCATCCGTAACAGCTTCATCGATGGCGCTGCGCAGAAACGAAAGGTTATTCCTGGTTGTTTTCAGCTTTGTTTTCCGGCTGGCTATCCAGTTTTTAAGGACCGCTGGCGTCAGTTCTGACACGTGGAGTTTATGCAGAGCTGACAGCGCCGACAGGCATTTTTCATAACCGTTGATAGTCGAGGGGGACAGGTTGCGGTTCTGGCAGATTTTCAGGTACTCGTCCAGGTAAGACTTTATATTTTTGGTTTTCTTCACTACCCCGAAAAGCTCCAGCTTTTTGGAGTTGGGGAAGTATTTCGCATAATCGAATGTGCCACTGGCGATCTGGTTTTGTATCTCCCCGAGCAGGCGCTCGGCGTACTTCACACCGCGCGCGTGAGCTTCCATTTTGGAGAGGGGCTCCCGGCACAGAACCCCTTTGTATGTGAAAGTGATAACCAGAGTGTCGCCAGTTTTATGCTGGCGGATGGTTACTCCTCTTGGGAGAGATAATGATCCTTGCTCTTTCTTGCCCACTTTGAAACCTCCGTTAAGTCAATCCAGCGTTCTTTAACGCCATCGACTTTTAATACATGTACTCCCTCCTTCCATAACCCCCTTTGTATCCGTTTGTTAACGGCTTCTACCGTTTCCCCCGCGTCCCTGCAGTACGTAGAAAGGGGTACACAGTCAAGACTCATGGCTGACCTCCCGCCCGAAAGCCTGGGCATTTTCCAGTTCATTAGCTGCATAAATCAGGGCATTGTGATGAGCACGAAAACCACCATCGAGTTCGCGAGCAGCTCTGTCGCGCAAGATGTCGATCGCTGCCTGATAGTCGTTCTGGCAATCGGCGGACTTTTCCGCCGAACTGGCTGGCAGTTCCCCCAGCACCATCAACATGTTTTCCGGGTCGATGGGAATGGTGGCGAGCCCCAACTCTTTGGCCTCCGCTGCTAAACGGGTCCAGCGTTCAATAATTTCAGTGGTAACTTTTTTCATGGCATGCCTCAGAAACCCATCAAAAATTTATACTCAATCAGCGCGCCGAACACGACGGCCACCAACAACAGGCCAAACAGCAGGGAAAGGAAAAGCGCTTTCATTTTCTGTCCTTCAGTTTGCTGTATCGTTCATGGCTCATTACTTCCCAGTTCTGGCCGCCGTCTCGGGACAGCAGCCGCCAGCGACGATTAACCCTCAGGCTCAGATTTCCGGAGCCGTGCATACGGCAGGGATGAATTCGCCTGGCTCTGAACTGGCGGAGTACATGGACCGCCTGCAGGTGCACCCACTCAGGAATTCGTATCGCTGTCAGGGCCATTGTCCTTCTCTCCTTCAGGTGGGGTGATCGTGTAACCGGCTCTTTCAGCCATCCATAAAAAAGTCTCCAGCGATGCTGTAACCTCTCCGTTCTGAACCGGGCGCGCGTGGATAACTTTCCCGCTCTCGATTGTCAGCACGATATTTACTGGTTCGTGCGTGATAATTGGTGTCTGATCACTCATGGCTTGTCTCCGCTGTGACTGATTTTTGTTTTTTGGCAAACTCGACAAGCTCAGCAATGAGATCGTCGATTAATGCCTTTCCGCTTTCCGTCAGGAACTCACCGCTGCCATTCACATCTACGGCGTTGCTGTAAATTCCTCTGATGGCTTTTACGCCGTCAATATTCCCGTATTCACTGAGAGCCAGCTTTTCGAATCGTCTCAACAGACCATCAAGCAGTATTTCTGTTAATTCGACTGTGTTTATTCCACCCTTAGGCATATTAATAATGATGCAGGTGCTTCCGGTTTTACGCTGGTGGCGTAATAACGCAGCCTTTAAAATTCGTCGGCGATACGTACTGATTAAATTATCCATTTAATACACCATTCTTTGTGCATCTTCATTTGCTAAAACGATCCTTTCCTCTTCCTCGGTCCAGCTATATACCGACCCGGCAAGGTCATAAGCCAGACCTAAAAGGCCATCAAGTTGATGGCAGTCAAAATCCTTATGGTGAGCGTGAATTGTTTGCATGAGGAAGTTAAGTTGTTCAGCTTTAATATTCACACCTTGCACGTCTTGGCGATCTTGTGTTGACATGATTTATCTCCCGTATGCTTTCCTAAGATATAAATTCGCGATATCCCAGTAACCGGCTGAACAAAACAACTTTGCAGTATTAAAGGCGTTGATGTTTATCATGGTTTTTCCTAAAAAAGTGTATGGAATCCCCTCAGCAATAAAGCTGTTATTTATTTAGGAATCTAAAAAACTAAGCGTTGGATCTAATGGCTTGCTCTTCAATTAACCAGGCACAAACATCCCCGGTTAACTTGCTTAATAAAGATGCGATGGCCTCGATTTCTGAATCATCCATTTTATTTGGATATGCCTCCATCATTAGGCAGATTATTTCTGCCTGATGAGCTTTTTCTTTTGCTTGTTCTAATGAGAATTCATGCGCCATGATTACCATCCTTCAGGCCGGAAAGGTATGATGCTGCTTGAGAAATTTTATTTGTTGCCATTCCAATTTCAGCAAGGTCAGCGATGATACAGGAAAGGTTTAATATCTTTTCTTTGCTGATTTCTTTGTCTTCAGCAATGGAAAAAATGTTTAAGCTAATATGGTTTATAGCTTCAAAGATAGAAACTGTTTTAGTATCGCAATCTGATGCAATATCTCCATAATCAATACTTGAACAATCTTTGCTGTAGCGAAAATCTGGTATATCAACAAGCTGATATAATTTTTTGATTGTAGGGTTAGTCGTCATCTCACTAGCTCCTTTATTTGCCGATGAAATGAATAATACTATATGTTTTAGTATCTGCAATACTAAAAGTATAGTTTTGTGTTGGTTGAATGCTTACTTGTTGAAATGTAAAGAAATAAAAAAAGCCTATCGCGAGGACAGGCTTTGTACTGTTAGTAGCTAAATTAGAGCCACATCATAGCTTGAACAACGACACCGATGATCCTGCAATTGCCGTTGATTGGGATGAGAGGATACTGAGGATTCAATGGCTTGAGGTAAGTTTTTCCAGCGTCGATTACAAGCTTTTTAAATGTCGCTTCGTTAGCGTCGGTAAGCTTGGCAACAACTAAACTCCCATTTATTGGCTCTTTTCCTGTGTCGACTAAAACGTACATGCCTTCAGGTATGCTCATACCAACAGGAGAAGTCATTGAGTCTCCCTGGACTTTTAACCAGAACCCTTGTCCTTCTATGTGTGCATCGGAATCGTACCATTCATCAATGTCTTTGAGTGTGTACGGTTCTATAGCCTCACACCATGCTCCTGCACTTACCCAACTAATAAGCGGGTATGTCCCTCGCGGCTTGGTCGGGCCATGATAAGTAACGTTTGATACCTGAGATAACAGCTCAGCTTCTTTAGCAAGAGCGGGGCTGAAACTCGAAATCGGCTCATGAAGCAGTTTCGCAAACTTTGCTGCAACTGGAAGATTCAATGGGTTTCGCCCATTCAGGTAGTGACCGACCGCACCTTGAGATATGTCCAGTTCGTCAGCCATATCAGCCTGCGTGATCCCTAACTCTTTTTTCTTCGAGTCATACAAAGCTTTTAGACGCGTTGCGTCTTGAAGCTGCTCTGTGGTCAATCTGCTTTTCTTTTCCATGGGCTGATTTAATACCAAAAGTTTGATTATGTCTCCTACCTATAGTACCCTTCATTTTAATACTTTTAGTAGTATTTAATCGTAGAGGACGTATGAACCAGATTACTCTTAAGGAATACGTGAAAGAGCACGGCCAGGTAAGAGCTGGCGCAGCGCTCGGAGTAACGCAAATTGCCATAAGCAAAGCATTAAGAGCCGGTCGGGAAATCTTTGTTGTGATTTCTGAAGAAGGGACTGTTTCAGCTTTTGAAAACAAAGCATTCCCATCTAAGCGGCGAAGCGATGAAACCAGAGCCTGAGTTACTCAGCATCTTACCTTCCGATTTCAGCCAGGCGGATGCCGAGTGGATTAAGCAGCAGTTACTTAGCCTGACACCAACTGCACGACAAAAAGCTATCCAGCGTTATGCAGCTGTGTATCAGGAGACGTTCGAGGCCGAACCCGTTTCGTACCGCAAGGAGAACCGGGCAAGGCATGAAGCAAACACAAGGCTTCGCCTGTTTGTGAGAAATCAGGGCAGAGCTTTACAGGGGTATACCGCCGAACCTCCCCTGGCTGGAATGCAATCGCGCTCCTCATAGTTTCGGGTTTAAAGGTACCCGAACAGGAGCAGGCTTAAAGGTGCCTGTTCAGGTTGGCAACCAACTGACCCAACTCCTCATATGTACTAGGTAAGTAGTACGTTTTTATGGGGAAGAGGGAAAGGGGGGTAAGGGGGGATTGGGTGTAGGGGCAGGAATAGGGTCTTTTCCAACAGGAGAGATCCATTCGTTAAGTAGATCACTGTCTTAAGGGCGCAATTTAAAAAACGACCGTATCAGAAAGGTAGTACAAAGCGCTCAGGCGCTGAGAAACGAAAAGGGTTCTTCCTGGAAGAGTGATTTTTCAGAGGAGCTGAATCAGAAGGGAGGCTGGCAGCCTTTGGGGAGGCCACCAGCCATGTGAGGGGGAATCCATGAAAACCACATCACAAAATTATTATCTCATCAGCACGGGGGCAGCACAATGGAGCTGACGATCACGCCGAATTTTGCACAGGAACGAGCGCTAAACATGTTGCGCCGTGACTGGAAGGCAAACGACACCTTCATGGTGTACTCGCCAACCGGAAGCGGTAAAACGGGTTTGGCCGCCTTCATCGTCGCCGGGTTTGTCAGCCGTGGTATGCGCGTCCTGTTCTGTGCACCGTACACCATCCTGATCGGTCAGACGGCTAATCGGTTCGTGGAGTATGGGTTGCCGGGGGATGAAATCGGATATATCTGGGCAGATCACCCGAACTACGATCCGGACCGGAAAATTCAGATTGCCAGCGCCGACACGCTTATTCGTCGTGTTTTTCCTGAAAATATCGATCTGATGATTATCGACGAAGCACACCTGCGTAAAAAACGCATCCTGAAGGATATCGAACGTCTGCGCGGCAAAGGCGTAAAGGTGATTGGCCTGTCGGGTACTCCGTTTTCCCCGTTCCTGGGCAAATACTATGACCGACTGATTAAGCCGACCACCATCGGCGAGTTAATCCAGCGTGGCGATCTGAGTAAATACGAATTTTACGCGCCAACTAAGCCGGATCTGAAAGGTGTTAAAACCAAAGCATCGCTTGAGTACGGCAGCGATTACAACGAAACGCAGCTGGCTGAAATCATGTGTGGCTCTACGCTGGTGGGCGACATCGTACAGAACTGGCTGGAGAATGGCCGGGATCTGCCTACCATCGCTTTCTGCGTCAACGTTGCCCACGCCAATTACCTGACAATCCAGTTTAACCTGGTGGGTGTTAACGCTGAGGTAATGACCGCCGACACTCCAGTGGATGAGCGCCAGACTATCATTCACCGCTTTGAAACCGGTGCAACGAAAATCATCGTTAGTGTGGGCGTTCTGGTGGCCGGCTTCGATAGTGACGTTCGTTGCATCATCTACGCCAGGCCAACAAAAAGCGAAATTCGCTGGTTGCAGGCGCTCGGCCGTGGACTGCGCACCGCACCGGGTAAAGAGTCCTGCCTCATCTTTGATCACAGCGGCACCGTACACCGTTTGGGTTATCCGGATTCAATCGAGTACGACGATCTTCCCGGTAAGTCTGACGGCATGGAGGAAAGCGCGCGTCGCGCAGCTGAGGAACGGGCCGAAAAGCTGCCACACGAATGCTCTCAATGCCATTACATGAAGCCAGCTGGCGTCTATGTATGCCCGAAATGTGGGCATAAGCCGCTGGGCGGTGAGGACGTCGATACCGACACCGGCCGCAAACTCAAAAAGCTGGGTAAAAACCAGCATCAGCCCACGAAAGCAGAGAAACAGGCCTGGTGGAGTCAGATCAAATTCTATCAGCGCCAGCGTTTATCGCAGGGGAAAAAGCCCGTCAGCGATGCTTGGTGTGCTCACACCTTCCGCGAACGCTTTGGCGAATGGCCGAACGGCCTGAGCGATTACCCGATGGACATTACGCCGACCGTCTCTAATTTTATCCGGCACAAATTGATTAAGTATGCGAAAGGGCAGGAGAAGGCCAAGCGCCTGCAGGAGGCATCAGGCACAGCAGCCCCACACTCAGTACAGCAAGCACAGAAAGCGATTAGCGATATCAAACAGCAGTTAGGAAAACGAGCATGAAGACGGCAGAAGCGGCAAAAGGTCAATGGGCAATGATTTTTGAGCACTTCGGGTTACCTCCCATTAATGCCAGAAATCACTTTAAAGGCGAATGTCCGGTATGTGGTGCGCGGGGAAAGCTGCGTATTGATGACCGGGACGGCCGGGGAACATGGATCTGTACCTGCGGCAGCGGTGACGGAATGAAGCTTGTCACTCTGACTCAAGGGAAGCCATTCAATGAAATTTGCAGGGAAATAGACCAGCTGATTGGTAATAACTTTACCCGCGAAGCGTTCCCGCGCACTTCTGATGCAGTAAGCGCCCGTGATCGAGTGCTATCCAAATTTTCGAAGCTGGTCAATCTGAAAGGAACCACCGGGGCGGATTATCTGCAGGCTAGGGGGATTTATCAGCTCCCACAAGAGGCGGTGAAATTCAATGATAAACAACGCTACGGCGGTAAGGTTTACCAGTGTCTGTATTCACTCGCAACGGACGACAAAGGCGAGCTTTGCTATCTGCACAGAACCTTGCTGGACGGTAATCGGAAAGCGCAACTAAGGGATTCTGCCGGAGCGAAGCGCCAGAAATCTCTTCAGGACGAAAGCTATCTGGATCATGCCCGTTCTGTCGCTATTCGCATGTTCCCGGTAGCGACGACCCTCGGAATTGCCGAGGGTATCGAAACGGCTCTTTCCTGCAAGCAGCTGTACAACGTTAACACCTGGGCCACCATGACCAGCGGATTCATGAAGAAATTCCGTGTTCCTGCAGGTGTGAAGAATTTGATTATTTTCGCAGATCGAGACGTAAACAGCGCCACCGGATTGGCTGCGGCCACGGAATGCGCCCATGCCAACTTACTGGCAAAAAATGACCTGGAAAAAATCAGCATCTACTACCCGGATAACGGGGATTTTAACGACATGCTCATGAACGGCGATCAGGTTCGTGAGGTGGTTTTCTTCAAGAAAAAGGCGGCTGCGTAATGCGTACTGATAACAACGAACATAAAGCACTATTCACCATCCCGACGGCAGCGCACAGCTCCGCCCTCGCAAACATCAAGCCTCTGCCCGAGCAACGGAGAATCACCGGGCATAAGCAGACTGATGCTTATCTTTGGGTGCTGGAGGTTATCCGCCTGAACGAACCCGCACATCTGGACGCAGCCGAAGCCGCGCTGGAGAAAATTGAAATCTCCCCAAAAGAGGCCGAGGAACGCTATTCGCGTTATCTGTTGGCGAATGGTGGCGATCCTTTCCAGGTTGCTTTCGGTACCATCGGTATGGATAACCCGGCTCGGGCTATCAAGAACGCCCGGGAGAGTATCAAAAAAGCAGCATCGGTCAGGGCTACGTTCGGCAGCTATGAGGCAGCACTAGAAGATGTTGAAGCTGAGAGAGTAATCAAGTCTTCCCCGAAATTTATCGACGATCACCTGTGGGGATGGACTCCGGCCGAGAAGAAAGCTGGCAGCATTAACGGCAGCCGTATGAATGAAATTGATGAACAGCGCCGGGCATTTGTTGATGGATATCGCGATGTGTTACCTGAGCCTTATACGCTGTCTGATGTAGTTCGTGAATTTGTTTACTGGGACTGGCTCTACAGTGTTCGTCACACTGCAACTAAAGAACAGGGCTATGAATTTGGTTACTCCGAGCATCATGAATCCGTATATGACCGCGAGCGCTACCTTGAAAACTTGCTGGCAACCATCAAACCCGTGACGAGAGCTGAAGCTATCGAGGTATGTCGCTGGTTCCTTGAAAGTGAAAAGGGCCAATACATGGAGAACCACGGCGCAGTGGTGATTCTTAACCTGGTAGGGGAGTGTGAAGAATGAAACTGGAGGCATCACTAAAACACTTTAGCCCTCAGGGAATGCACATCAGCGACGACGTTAAAGGAACCTCTCCGGAGCGTATCACCGGGACCGATGTTATGGCGGCCATTGGTACCACCAGCAGCCGAGCGCGGTTTGGTCTGGCTGCCTTCTTTGGTAAGACCGGGATCAGCAAAAGTGATGAGCAGTTGGCTGTACAGGTTCTGGCACGTCATGCAATGGAATCAGCGCCCAGGAATGTACGTAAAGCAGCAGCAGGCGAGTTTGGTTGGTGCATGCTGGTGCTCGCACAGTTCGCCTTTGCTGAATACTCCCGTTCAGCGGAAACCAGCGTGACGTGTCACAGCTGCAGCGGCAGCGGATTAACCTCTCAGTATGAGGATGTGATCAAATATCCTGGAGTATTCAACTCTGACGGAATGGAAATCGTACCGCCGAAAATCAAGCACGAACTGGTCAAGCGTAAATGCGCGGCATGTAACGGTAAAGGTGAGCTACTGGCTCGATGCCGTTGCGGTGGCAAAGGTGAGGTGCTCGACCGCAAAGCCACAAGCGAGCGCGGCGCGCCGGTGTTTAAAACCTGCGAGCGCTGCAGCGGAAACGGATTTTCTGGGGTGCCGTCTACTGCAGCCTATAAAGCGATACTGAAGCGAGTCCCGGATCTGCACGTCAGAACGTGGACCCGTAACTGGAAACCGTTTCTGGAGGTGCTTGTCGATGTCTGCCACAGGGAAGAACAAAAAGCAGACTCTGCGTTTCAGGATGCAACGAGCTTTCGTGACGATGTGAACAAAATTTAGCATATTAGCGACTTTAAGCTTGATTTTGTCCGAACTTGTCGTGTATGCTTCAAATCGTAGGTTATTGCGCCTGCACGAAATCACACCCGCCTCCGAGCGGGTTTTTTTATGCCTAAATTTGGTCGCCGCGAATGAATACATTCATCATTTGTGCATCAGGCCCATCCCTCAATAAACCAGATTGCGAACTGATCTCCGGATCGGGGCTGCCGGTTATTGCTGTTAACTCCACCTGGCGAGCCGTGCCTGATTGTGAATACATTTACGCGGGTGATCTGCGCTGGTGGGATGCAAACATCGATGTTCTGCCGTCCTCCGCCTCTCGCTGGACCTGTAATTACCGGGCTCATAAACGCTATGGGCTAAATCTGTTTGATACAGATACACGGTGGGCCTTCAACTCCGGGCAGCGCTCGATTCTCTTTGCTGCCAGCCTGGGAGCAAAAAACATCATCCTGTTAGGGTTTGACTGCTCTATTAATGGCGGCAGTCACTGGCATGGCGATCACGCCGATCTGGATAACCCAACAGCAGAGAGCGTTACGCGGTGGCGCGGTGAGTTTGCCAATACTGCCAGAGCGCTGGCCGGTAAGATAAATATCATCAACAGTAGCCGCCAGACAGAGCTTAAGTGCTTCCGGCGTCTCAGCCTCGAAGAGGCTCTATCAAATGCTCTGCCGCAAGTTTTCCGTAAAATTTAACTTCTTTTTTTAACACACAGCACCCCGGACCCGGAGGTGTGGAATGCATCGTATGAATGACCAGTCAGGTAATGTAATTACCCAGTTTTTCGCGTGGCTTGCAGCTGTATCAGCGGCTCTGGGATTTTCAACCCAGGACATGGTTTTCATGTTTTTCGGTCTGATTGGCGTACTTCTTTCTCTGGCCTCTTTTATATCCGGTCGGCTTGACGCCAGAAAACTCCATAAAGAGGACCAGCGCCGCACTCAGTTGCTGGAGAAATATTTTGATGATGCCCGAAAGTTACCTCCTGCGGATCGTCCGGCAAGCGTCAAGGTTGTTACAGATGCCATTAACAGGATAAACGCAAATGCAAAATAAAAAGACAGGTGCTGCGGGTATTGTTTGTTCAGTTGCTGCGATCATCGCGATAGTGCTCGGTAACGGGCATGTTCGAACCAATGAGCGCGGCCTTGAGCTCATCGGTAATGCGGAATCATGTCGTCGTGATCCTTATGTTTGCCCCGCCGGTGTGCTCACCGATGGCATGGGCAACACCCACGGGGTTAAACCCGGCACAGTGAAAAATGACCAACAGATCGCGGCGGAATGGGAAAAAAATATCCTCGATGCTGAATCCTGTGTTAACCGGTACGCCAACGGCAGAAATCTGTCTGATGATACTTTCAGCGCTGTAGTATCGGTCACGTTCCGCGCCGGGTGCGGGAATATGCGTAAATCCACCATGTTTAGCTTATTCCGTGAGGGGCCGGTTGCGTATAAGTCTGCGTGTAATCAGTTCTCTCGCTGGGTTTATGGCGGTGGTCGAGTTCTTCCTGGGCTGGTTACTCGCGCAGGTAAAGAAGAAGCTCTCTGCCTGGATGGTCTGAAATGATCACCTTTGCCAATATCAAAGCCGCATGGCGTTCGATAGCGTTGGTGGCCGTGGTGATTATTATTGCGGTGTTGTGCATCCTGCTGGCAAACAGCCGATCTGACGTTGCTACGCTGAAGAGTGATAATGACGTTCTGCGCAGTGACAACACCCTGCAGGGGGCGGTTATCGCTGCTCAGGCTTTCAACTTCAACCGGTTTAACCAGGTGGCCGAAAACGCCAGCCGACTTAACTCACTGATTGATGCCAGCTCCGATAAAACTGTTATCGAATACCGGGAGATCCTCCGCCGTGAAAAAACCTGTGATCTGCCTGTTCCTGCTGATGTCGCTGGTGGGCTGCTCAGCTACGCGAACAGTTTACGTGCCAGCGCAATGCACACCGATTCCGGGAACGCTGACGCAGCCGGTGATAGCGCCGCTTCCACCAGCTCGCTGACGTATTGCCAGGCTGTTCTCTGGATCAAGCCGCTGCTGGCCGCTATCGAAAAAGCGAATATCCAGTTAAAAGGTATTCGGCAGATAGAGTTTGAGAGAGATCACATAGTGCAAAAAAAATAAGAATTCTCTCATGCTGATATTGAGAATACTCCATCTTGACCCAATAAATATTTGGCACCTAACTGAGGTGTATTGCTTCCAAAGGACTGCAAACATGAAAGATGGTATTTATTTTGTTGTGTTTAAAAGTGCTCAGAATGAAGTCGGCAATGGAACTGTGGTTGTGCGTGGTAATACCGTGAATGGTGGTGATTTTGGGTTCACTTACCAAGGCATCATTAAGAATGACAAGCTAGATTTGTTGGTGTTCCAACACGATCCTCAAGCACAATGCGTCATTCCGGGGGTTAAAGAATACAGAACCACACTTAATATTCACGAAGCCCCGAATGGTCATTTGCTTGAAGGTTCAATAGCAGGAGTACCTAACTCACAATTAACTGTCCATGCAAAATTCATCGGCGATTTGGTAGGGTAGGTACAACCAGCCTTATAGTGTTTTTCTCTAGAGGGAAATGTTAAGGCTGCCTGTTGCTCAAGTTATAAACATGTTCAGGGTTGCTACGGCGACCCTTTTTATGATCATTATCAAAGCTTTTCGTCGATAGGCTTTGATAATGTTCTTTGCGTGAGGATTGTTCAGAATGGCTTCGATAAAAGAATCCACTGATGCCATTGGACAATCAAAATATTACGTCCACTGGAAGGATGAAAAATCCGGTCATGGACGCCGCCGTATTTTTAAGAATATTGATGATGCTGCACGCCTTTTCTGGCAAAAACAGAATATCGAGCTGGATTGTCGAACTGCCAGCTGGACCGGAATAGACCATTCCTGGACTTTCCGAAAGTTAATTCTGTTTTATCTGGGGTATCAGGCCGGCAAGCTGGAAAAAAATATCATACGGCTATCGTCATATACGAAATGCCGTCACGATCTTCTCGCTGTAGACGGGCCGATACTGGAAAAAAATATTCTCCATATCAGCCATCGCGATATCGTTGATTCGGTTCGCACCGGCTGCCATCGCTGGATTCGTTCCGCTTTCTTCCTGCTGGTGGAAAAGCGGCTCATGACTTTTAACCCTGTTGACCGTCCCGCGCGCCGGAAGCGTCGACCCATCACCATACCACCATCATCATCGGTCAGAGAGCTACTGAATAACGCGCCAGTTCGTGAGCGTATCGCTTGCTGGCTCGGGATTTGTGGCCTGCGCATCGGTGAGGCTCTGGCGGTTACTTATAACGATGTGTCAGCCGACTGGATTGACATCCGGGGGCATGTTGTTGATGGAGTTATACATGAGGGGCTGAAAAGAGGTGTTGAGCGCCGGGTACGGATGCCGCGTGAGCTTTTCGCGTTGCTGGATAAAAATAAGCTTGGTTCCTCTGAGCCTCTTATCTGCAATCAGTTTACCGGCGCGTGCCTTGCTACGAGTTATGGCACCCAGGGGGTTCTCGTCAGAACGCTGAACGACTACGGCATTAAGCGATTCCATCATCTTCGCCACTTTGCTGTATCTCGCTTGGCAAACAAAGGCGTCGATATTCTGAAGGTTTCTCGCCTCATTGGGCACTCGAACATCAAAACCACAATGGACGTTTACGGTCACCTGTTCGGTGAAGTGGTGGAAATGGATCTGGACTGAGTTATCCACATAGTGGAAATATTAGGGCGATCCACTATCTCCCCATTCTGCGCGGCCTCCGGGCATCAAATCGCAGTTTTCCCGAAAAAAAGGATATGCCGCATTTTTACCCCCTCTGATATGCCGCACTTGGCACCAGAGAGGACGCGGCCTGCACGCCAGAATTTACCGCGTGATACGCCGCACCCGGATCGGAGAAATTGGATTTTGAACAAAAAATAATCACATTGACTTAGGCGGAAGTATGGCTCCTAAAAAAAGCTTCAGAAAAGCCTACGTCGGTATCGTTATGGACATGGCATTAGCCCGTAGCAAAATCAGCAATCGGATGGTTGCTCAGCGCTTAGGTGTGGACGAGACGACGATCCGTCGCTGGCGTAAAGAGAATATCGAGTTTGAGCGCGCTTTCACTGAGGCTCGCGAAGCTCTCAGAGAGAAAATAAACCGCGTCGCCGGTAAGAGCCTCGACGTTCGTAAACGGAAGGTTGTCACCACATCGCCGGATGGTGTGAAAACCACGATTGAAGATGTGCTGCCCACGCACAACGATATTGCTGTTTTCTCAAAGGTGCTCGGTCTTGGCACCAGCGTCTATAGCGAGGAAGAACGTCAGCGTGATGTGCTTCGCGAGGTGATGAAACATAAGGTGGCCGGGAAATACTCCGCGCTGGAGGCGGCGCAGCTGCTTGAGGCTGAGGGGGTAAAAGTTCCGGCAACCCTGCTTATGGAGCTGGAAGCACCGAAGATTTTCGAATCGTTCAACAATATAGACGAGGCAGCCAAAGCCGACGCGGCGAACCTGACCCCGCAGGAAGCAGCAGATATCTACAAAAAATACCTGGGCTGAAAATTGCAAAAACAGGCGTTTCGAACCGTAAAAACGCTATGCACTTTTTGACCCGTTTTATGCACGTTTTATTCATCTCGATTTGACCACTTTTCTGTTCAAAACAGAGGCTTCACGCCGTTTGCGTGATGGGGGCTGTTGCGCCAGTGCGGGTAACGACCATTATGTTAAATCGGGGCGTTTTTGAGGAATTTTTCTGTGCCGATCCCGTTCCCCTTTGACTTCCGCAAACCGGACTATACCGCCGTGTTTGAGTGGAGAATGGAGAGGCTGGAGCGGATCAGGAAAGCGCCTGAAATGCTTCCGGCACTCCGTGAGTTTTACCGCACTAACCCGGCCCAGTTCATCATCGACTGGGGCATGACGACGGACCCGCGTAACCTCGATTATGGCCTACCTGCCACCATCCCGTTTTTGCTGTTCCCCCGCCAGGAGGAATGGATTCACTGGATCATGGACAGGCGCGCCAGTCTTGAGCATGGACTGACAGAAAAAAGCCGAGAAATGGGGCTGAGCTGGACTTCTGTCGGCCTTGCCTGCTCCCTGTGTCTGTTTAACAAAGATATGGTGATTGGTTTTGGTAGCCGTAAAGAGATGTACGTGGATTCCACGAGCGACCCAAAATCACTTTTCTGGAAAGCAAGAAAATTTATTGAACTGCTCCCGGTAGAGTTTCGCGGTGGCTGGAATGAAAAAAAGCACTCCAGATTCATGGAGGTGGAATTTCCGGAATCAGGGGCAATCATCAAGGGAGAGGCTGGCGATAACATTGGCCGTGGTGACCGTACCACGCTTTATTTCGTGGATGAGTCAGCATTCCTTAAACGGCCATTACTCATCGACGCTGCGCTCTCTCAGACGACCCGCTGCCGTATAGACCTCTCATCCGTCAACGGCATGAATAACCCGTTTGCCCGTAAGCGCCACAGCGGAAATATCCCGGTGTTTACGTTCCACTGGCGCAGCGACCCGCGCAAGGATGATGAGTGGTACCGCAACGAATGTCTGAAAATTGATGATCCGATTATCGTTGCTCAGGAACTGGACCTGAACTACAGCGCATCCACAGAGGGGATTCTCATTCCTTCTGAATGGGTGCAGGCTGCCGTCGACGCGCATATCAAACTGGGTATTCAGCCCAGCGGCCAGCGCCTCGGCGCAATGGATATCGCAGACGAAGGGAAAGACAAAAACGGCTTTTCTTGCCGCTATGGCTTCCTTCTGCAGAACGTTCACGAATGGTCTGGTATTGGCAGCGACATCTATGCTTCTGTCGTTAAATCGTTTGGGTACTGTGACGATTACGGTCTGGATGAGTTCCGTTTCGATGAGGACGGTCTGGGTGCTGGTGCGCGTGGCGATGCTCGCGTGATAAACGAGCTCAGGCAGGCTGAAGGCCGGGGAACAATCACAGCTACGCCTTTCCGTGGTAGCGGTAGCGTATTCGATCCGGAAGATGAAGCCGTTCCTGGTGATAACGGTAAAGCGGCGCGCCTGAATAAAGACTTCTTCGCGAACGCGAAAGCACAGAGCTGGTGGCATCTTCGCAAGCTGTTTCGTAACACTTTCCGCGCGCTGAACGGGATGGACTACAACCCCGACGAAATCATTTCTATAAGCAGCGAGATAGAAAATATTGACCGCCTGCTGATGGAGCTTTCACAGCCTACGTGGTCGAAAAACGCCGTGGGTAAAATCCTCGTGGATAAACAGCCGGAAGGCACAAAATCGCCGAACCTCGCTGACGCCGTGATGATTAACTACGCGCCGATGGATTCCTCTCTTGATAATTGGGCCAAACTGGCCGGAGCGTGACATGTCCCGTAAGAAACGCCAGAACGGCGCACAAAAGCCCGTTGCGACAGCTGACGGGTACAACAATTTCACGGCCAAACTTGGCAGCGACACCAGAAACATCCAGACGGGCGGAATGTACATGCCCGGGTACATCAGCCGTAACAGGGTGATGCTGGAGTTTGCGTATCGTTCATCGTTCCTCGTGGGGGCCGGTGTGGATGCGATGGCCGATGATATGACCCGCAAGGGGATTAACATCAGCTCAAAGCTGAAACCCGGACAAAAGGGCAAGCTCGAAACCTTCTGGGATGAGCTCGCTACATGGGATGGGCTTAACGATAACCTCAAATGGTCACGATTGTACGGTGGCGCGGTGCTGGTGGTCCTGCTTGAAGGGCAGGATATGTCCTCCCCGCTAAAACTGGATCGTATCAAAGAGGGGCAGTTTAAGGGCGTGATGAGCCTTGACCGCTGGATGGTTAACCCGAGTTATTACGATCTCGTTACCGATTACGGTCCCGATTTTGGGAAACCGAAATATTACAAGGTAATCACGAACCAGCAGGGGATTCCCCCCTGGAAGATTCACCACAGCCGCGTTATCCGCATGGAGGGCGATACGCTTCCTTTCCAGCAGGCCCAGACGGAAAACGGCTGGGGGATGTCTGTTGTGGAGCGTATTTTCGAGCGTATCGAGGCGTTTGATACTGCGACGGTCGGCACCACACAGCTGATCCACAAAGCGCATCTGCGGACCTACAGCATTGAAGACCTGCGCAAGATTCTTGCTACCGGAGGCGACCTTGAAAAGGCGCTGATGAAGCATCTGGACATGATACGTCAGTTCCAGACCATCGAAGGCATGACCATCATGGATGGTAAGGATAAGTTCGAAACCCACAGCTATACGTTTGCTGGTATCGCTGATGTCCTTCTGCGCTTTGCTGAGCAGGTTTCCGGCGCGACGGGAATTCCTCTCGTCCGCCTGTTCGGACAGTCACCTGCAGGTTTCAACACCGGCGACGGCGATCTGGAAAACTACTACAGCCGGGTTAACTCGCTGCAGGAGAGACGCTTACGCCGACATATCCGTTGGCTGCTCGATATCTCGTGGCGCTCTCTGTTCGGTGAATCCCTACCTGACGATTTTACTTTCGAGTTTAACAAGCTCTGGGAGATGTCAGACGTGGACCGCGCAACGATGGCGAACAATGTGGTTACTGCACTCGGTACTGCTGTTCGTGACCTCGGGATGCCACCTGCAGCAGCGCTTAACGACCTCAGGAACATTTCTGATGTGATTGGCATCGGTGGTTCTATCACTGACGAGGACATAGAAGATGCGAAGGCCCAGTGGGAGGAGGATGAACCTGAAGCCATCCCTCCGCCGCCGTTCGGAGATCCAGTATCGAAAAAGCCTGTTGGCGATAGCAAACCAGATAGGGCAGATCGTCGATGGTACCTACGATGGTTCACAGGCCAGCGCTGACAGCATTTCGAAAACGCTGGTGGACTATTCCGAGGTAATCAGCGATTGGGCAGAGCAGGTCGGGCGAAGAATGTTCGCTCAGGTCGAGCAGGAGGAATGGAATCAGTGGAAATCGGTATCAGAGGAAATCGGCGCTGGCCTTCGCGATGTGGTGGGTAATACCCCCGTCGGGCAGGTGGCGCAGGATATCGTGTACCGCCAGATTCAGCTGATGAAGTCCCTGCCGCTGGAAGCAGCCGATCGCGTGATGGACATACAACAGCGCGCAATGCAGGCGGTTATCACTGGTGAACGTCCGGACGAGCTCTACGAGATGATCATGGCCTCCGGTGACGTGGCCGCCAGCAGGGCGCAGCTGATTGCCCGTACAGAGATTGGACGAGCTACCGGCGCGCTGACGCAGGCCAGAGCCCTTTCGGTTGGATCAGAGGGCTACTGGTGGCGTATCGAGGGGGCCGGAACGCGCGATTCTCACCGCAAGATGAAAGATAAATTTGTGCGCTGGGATAACCCGCCGACGCTGGACGGTATGACCGGACACGCCGGATGTTTGCCGAACTGCAAATGCTGGCCTGAAGTACAGATTCCTGCACCGAGAAAATGAAAAATACGGCTTTGAGCATTCATTTAATGCGAACTGCAATACCCGCGAAATGTTATGAAAATGTTGTGTACGAAAATGCCGATTTTCAGCCAAGTTAATCGCTACTTTTACGGCTTTAAGGGGACATTTTAATCGAGTCCATTTTCGGCGGTGCGGGTAAGAACCCTTATGTTAAATAGCCCGTTATTTCGAACATTTTTCCCATCTCACAAGGTCGCCTCCGGGCGGCTTTTTTGTTGCCCGTAATTGAGCAGGTAACCCATGAAATATTTCTTCACTACACGCCTGGGCGAAACGCGCTATCTGCAGGCGGACGGCTCGCTGCTGTGTAAAGACGTGCCGATCGCACGTACAGGGACGCAGGTCTATTTACCTGAGGAAATCGACCTCGAACCGGACGGCACCGGCACGGTGACAGTCTGGCGAACAGAGGACGAGGTGTTTTCCCCGGAGACGATGGCGAGCTTTGAGGGCGTAGCCGTCACGCTGGGGCATCCAGAGGACAGTCAGGGCAACATCGTTTTCGTTAACCCTTCTAACTTCGCAGAGCTGGCGCACGGACACATTCAGAACGTCCGGCGCGGCACCGGCGATAAATCGGATCTGCTCATTGCTGACGTGCTGATTAAACGGCAGGAAGCAATCGACGCGGTGAATTCTGGCCTGACCGATGTCAGCTGTGGCTATGACGCGCAGTACAAGCAGCTGGCACCCGGTAAGGGCAAGCAATACCAAATCACAGGTAACCACCTCGCTGTCGGCATCGACCGGGGGCGTGCTGGTGGCCGCTGTGCAATCGGGGATTCCATCCCATCAACAACAAAGGAGAAGCCTGTAATGTCATGGCTTAAAAAACTGGCTCAGGCCATTAAGACGAAAGATGAGGATGCGCTGGCAAAACTCATCGACGAAGCGCCGGATATGCCGTCTGATGGCATGCCTTCAATCCCCGGTTCCTCTATCACTATCAACATTCCTTCACAGGCCACCGCCTTACCTGAAGGCAATCGCACCACAACGGACGAAGACGATCCGAACAAAGACAAAACCGGCACCGGCGATGAAGAAATTCCGGCCTGGGCGAAAGCGCTGCTGGCTCGTCTGGAAAAGCTGGAGGGTAAAACCACCGACGGCGATCCGGACCCGGGCAACATGACCACCGACGAAGACGAAGAAGAAAACCGCAAAGTGACGGGTGATGCAGCCTTTAAGCGCAACCTGATCGCCGATGCGGAAATTATCTGCCCTGGCTTCCAGCCTGCTGGCGATAAGAGCCTGAAGCGTCAGGTGCTGAGTCATGCAATGCGCACCGGTGACAGCCTGAAATCGTTCGGCGTGGATGATTTCTACAAAGCACCTAAGGCTACGGTCGACGCGGTGTTTACTGCCGCCGTGGCGCTGCATAAAGCGAAAAATCAGCTGACCCCGCTGAACAACATTACCCGCACCACGGACAGCGGAATCAGCACTAAACACCTTTCCCCGGCAGAACTGAACAAGGTTAACGCCGAATTCTGGGCAAAAAACAAATAAGGTAAATCATCATGGCAGGTACTGCATATTTAACGCGCATGCCCCTGGGCATTGCCGGGGGCGTTACCCGTCCTCGTGATCTCACCATCGAGCCAGTAAGCCTGGACTACACGAAGCAGTTCGCGTCCTACGGGCTGCCAGGTAAATACGTGAACGATAAATTCGTTCCGCTGGAATCAGGCGACACCATCAGCAAAGTGAAAGGGATTCTGGTTCGACCGTTCCCGATCACCTCTGCTCTGGACCTTGCTTACATTGGTGTGACGGCTAATCAGGTTGGTGACAACCTGAAACGCGGTTACATCTGCGTAACTGCTACCGCAGGCAACGCGGCGACCGCGAAAAAAGGCGATCCGGTTTACGTTCGCGTGGCTGGTGGCACCACTCAAAGCCCGGTTGGCTCCTTTGTGCTGTCTCCGGACTCTACCGCATCAAATACACCTCAGCTGCCAAATGCAGAGGTCATGGGGCCGGGTGAAGCCGACGGCCGTATTGAAATCGCTTATAACATCTGAGGGAATAATTAATGTTTACAATTGACAGAGCGACCATCGACTCCACCGGCGCGTTTCTGGTCGGCGAACTGGAGCGCATGGATCAGACGCTGAACATGCCTTTAGTGTCCTACAAATGGTCACGCGACATGCCGCTGCGCAGCGACATTTCTATCGCTGATGAAGTGTCATCCTTCACTAATACCGATTTCGTCGGCGTTGGTGGTCCAAACCCTAACGGTAAAAACTGGATCGGTAAAAAAGCCACTGCCATTCCTGGTATCGAGCTCGATATTCAGCCTACCCGTAACAACCTCACCTTGTGGGGGCAGGAAATTAGCTGGACGGTGCCGGAACTGGCTTCTGCCCAGAAACTGGGCCGTCCGGTTGATGTCCAGAAATACGAAGGCATGAAGCTGAAGTGGAACATGGACACCGACGAACAGGTTTATATCGGTGATAACGAGCTCGGCGTTGCTGGCCTGCTGAACCTGCCGGATGTTACTCCTGTTGCTGCAGCTGCAGCGTGGACCGCAACCACCGATCCGGATGTGATTGTTCAGGATATCAACCTGGTGCTGTCTGATGGCTGGGTTCGTTCTGGTTATGCGGTCTGCCCGGCAAAAATCGGCCTTGCGCCGGAGCTGTTCGGCCTGCTGGCGAGCAAAAAGGTTTCCTCGGCAGGGAATATCTCCGTGCTCGAATACGTGAAGATTAACACCATCGCGTTTCAGGAAAACGGCACACCACTGGAGATCGTCTCCATGAAGTGGGCCTCCAAGCGTGGCGCTGGTGGCGCGCATCGTATCGTTGCTTACACCCAGGACGAAAAATACGTTCGCTTCCCTATGGTTCCTCTGCTGAACACTCCGCTGGAGTATCGCGGACTGCAGCAGTTGACCACTTACTACGGCAAGCTGGGCCAGGTGGAAACCCCGTATTCCAATACGATCTCTTACCTGGACGTTCCGGCGTCTTAACCTGAAACAGGCGGGGAAACCCGCCTTTTTTTATGGAGCAAAAACATGAAATACGTTGTTTCCGGTGGCGCGACTCTCAGCTTTGCCGACGGTTCTAAATTTGAGCTGTCTCAGGGCATCCACGACAGTTCCTCTTTCCCGAAAGAAGTTAAGGACCACTGGGCCTTTAAAGCCTATGCGCTCCCGATTGACGAAGCCGACCTGGCGAACGAGCAAAGCAATGAAGACCTTTCCGCGAGCCTTGTTCTTCTGGCAGAAGAAAATAACACCCTGAAAGCGCAGCTGGCTGAGCATGAAAAAACCATCACCGCGCTGGGGAATGAAAACACAGACCTGAAAGCGCAGCTGGCAGCCGCTCAGGCACCAGCAGGCGGTAAACCTTCCGACAGCACGGACAAAACCGATAACACCGGCGGGGACGCGAAAAATGCCAAAAAACAGCAGGCTTCCGACTAACGAGCAGTTCCGCACCGACTTTCCCGAGTTTGCCGATACAACCCGCTACCCTGACCCCTCAGTGAATTTCTATCTGGGGCAGGCCGATTCGCTTCTGAATCAGGATGTACAGGGCGATCAGTTCGTCTACCTGGCCGAACTATTCACGGCTCACTATACGGAGCTGCGCGGCCGCACGCTGGCCGCCGCTGCCGCTGGTGGTGTGAACAGCAATGGCGCAGCAGGTGTCGTGTCCTCTAAATCAGTGGATAAGGTTTCAGTGAGCTATGACGTGTCCGGGGTAATCAATTCGGATGCCGGTTTCTGGAACAGCACCGCCTACGGGCGCGAGTTCTACTGGTGGTGGTCGATGTTCGGCGCTGGGGGCAGGCAGTTGCTATGAAAAGCGGGTTAACGGTTCGCGCTGATAACGCCGTGGCTGTTCTGGAATCCCTCCGGCAGCTATCCGGAATGGATGTGCTGGTGGGAATACCTGAGGACAAGGCAGGGCGTGAGGATGGCTCCCCGATTAATAACGCGGAACTGGGCTACCTTCACTCGACGGGCGCAACGGTGGAAATCGACGGTACAACGGTCACACTTCCCCCGCGTCCTTTTCTGGATATGGGGATCGAGGATTCAAAACCCCGAACCACTGCGCACCTGAAGGCAGCGGCAACCGCCGCGCTGGAGGGGCAGACTGAAGCAGCAGTGCGTGAGCTGGAGAGCGCCGGACAGATTGCCCGTGATGCTGCAAAAGCTGTTATCGGTGCTGGCGACCGACTGCACCCGCTTTCTGAGAAAACCCTCGAACGCAGACGCGCCGAAGGCATTCCCGGCGACAAGCCGCTGTATGCCCACGGTTACCTGCTGCGCTCAATTAACTACGTCGTGAGGAAAAAATAATGCCTCTTCTCGATGTGAGCGATGTTCTTCTCGATCCCGACTTCATGGACACCAGTCTGGTGTGTCACCGGCAGGTTCAGACGGTGGATGAGGACAATTTCACGAAAAACACCGCTCAGGATATTCCATTCTCTGGCGTGGTGACGGTTGACCGTTCCCTGGAAGCCAGGCGAATGGAAGCAGGACAGAACATAAGCGGCGCGATCCTCATCGTGACGCAGTTCAGATTAACCCAGGGCCAGCCCGGTTCAGACAGCTCCCCGCGACTTGATGCAGATATCGTGACCTATAGCGGACGCGACTATCGCGTGACGTTCGTCGACCCGTACACCCGTTACGGTGCCGGATTCGTCCAGGCACATTGTGAGCTGGTGGACTTTAACGGAGGGACGCCAGTTGAGTAACGACAGCACCGCGCGCGGTTATCTGACGCCTGTTGGGGATCTCCCCCAATACGATGAGGCGCTGGAGCGTGAAATCAGCCGGTGGATTCGTGGTGTTTCTGGCCTGCCGGCTGCGCTTGTTTTCCCCCGATGGACTGACCCACAGCCGCAGATCCCCAACAACGGGGTGACGTGGTGCGCCTTCGGTATCACTACTGTTCCCCAGCCGTTAAGTCAGTCCGATGTTCAGGTTTCGGAAGAACAGTCCGAGCAATGGACATGGGAGCAGGTCACGGTAATTTGCTGCTTTTACGGCCCTCTGGGGGCCAACATTGCATCAACTTTCCGCGCGGGGATATTCGTCGAGCAGAACAACGCCGAGCTGAACCGCTCGGGGCTTTCGCTGGTGGATGCCGGGACTATCTACAACCTGCCAGAGCTCATTAACAACCAGTGGGTGAGGCGATACGACCTCACCATTACGCTTTCTCGCAAAAACATTCGTACCTATAACGTCCGGACGCTGCAAGATGCGCCCGTCTCATTTTTCGGAGACTAAATTATGCCGCAGGGATTACCTGTATCAAACGTCGTCAATGTCGACGTGATCATTGGGCCGCGTGCGGCTACTGGTCGAAACTTTGGTTCGCTGCTCATTCTCGGGAGCTCAACGGTTATCCCGGTTACTGAGCGTATTCGCCTTTACTCATCCCCCGAAGATATCGGCACAGATTTCGGTGTTGATAGCCCGGAATATGAAGCCGCTACGGTGTATTTCTCGCAATCACCGAAGCCTCAGCAGGTATATGTCGGCCGCTGGGCGAAAACGCTGGCATCGGCCGAAAGCGGTTCGACGGAAACGCTGCTGCAGGCCGTGAACGCTGTACTGAATTACACGAACTGGTATGGCCTGGCCGTGGCTGACGATGAAGATATTGACGATGCCGACTGGCTGAGTGTGGCCGCAGCGATCGAGGCTTCCAGTCTCAGCCGCATTCTGGCGATTACCACTGCAGACCCGGCCTCAGTCGATGCGACATCGACAACCGATCTGGCTTACAAGCTGAAGGCTGCAAAATACGCTCGCACGTTTGTTCAGTATTCCACCAGCAGCAAGTACGCCGCGCTGTCTGCGTTTGGCCGCGCGTTTACCGTGAATTTCAACGGCAGCAACACCACCATTACCCTGAAGTTTAAACAGGAGCCGGGGATCACGTATGAAACCCTGACCACCAATCAGGCGGCGGCGCTGGATGCCAAGAACTGCAACGTGTTTGTGTACTACCAGAACGATACGGCAATCCTGCAGCAGGGCGTCATGTCCAGCGGTGATTTCTTCGATGAGCGCCACGGGCTCGACTGGCTGCAGAACTACGTTCAGACCAACCTGTATAACCTGCTCTACACCAGCACAACCAAAGTCCCACAGACCGATGCTGGCGCTACGCGCCTCCTTTCCAAGGTCGAACAGTCGATGGATCAGTCTGTCACAAACGGGCTGGTGGCTGCTGGTGTATGGAACGGCGGCCCGATCGGACAGCTGGATTCCGGCGATACGCTGACAAAAGGGTATTACGTCTACGCGCAGCCGATTTCCGAGCAGGCTCAGGCAGACCGCGAAGCACGTAAGGCACCGGTTATTCAGGTGGCCTGTAAGCTGGCGGGTGCGGTTCATTTCGCTGATGTTCAGATCAACGTCGTTCGCTAAGGAGAACATGAATGGCTACTTATTCTTTTATGGACGTCACGGCGTCCCTCTCCGGCCCGACTGGCGAAATTGACCTGGGCTACGGTTCCGCCAGTTCAGAGGAGGGGATCACCGTTGCAATGGGCGGCCCCAAAAACACCATGACCATCGGTGCTGACGGCGAAGTGATGCACAGCCTGCACGCGGATAAAAGCGGCACGGTAACCGTCAACCTGCTGAAAACCTCGCCGACAAACAAAAAGCTGTCGCTGGCGTACAACGCGCAGAGTCAGTCCTCAGGCACCTGGGGGAACAACGTCATTGTGATCCGAAACAAGGTGAGCGGAGACATCATCACGGCGCGCAGCGTGGCGTTCCAGAAACAGCCGGATAACGCCAACGCTAAGGCCGGTAATACGATGCCCTGGGTGTTTGACTGCGGCAAAATCGACCAGGTACTCGGAGAGTTTTAACAGATGGAATGCTCAATCAAAGGCCACGATTACCGCGTGGCAAAACTCAGCGTTTTTGACCAGCTGAAAGTGACCCGTAAGCTGCTGCCGGTGCTGGCGGGCATGATGTCAGATTTCGGGAGCATTCGCTCCCTGTTGCCTGCTGATGGCAAAATCGACACCGTGAAATTCGATCAGTTGAAACCGGTATTTGAAACCCTGCTTCCGCGTATCGCTGAGGAACTGTCTTCCCTGACCGAAGAAGACACCAACGCGATTATTCATCCGTGCCTGGCCGTGGTATCACGTAAGCACATGGACGGATGGACGCCGGTATTCAACAGCGGTCAGCTGATGTTCGATGATATCGACCTGCTGACCATGCTGCAGCTGGTGGCGCGGGTGGTCGCCGATTCACTGGGAAATTTTTTGCCCGTGAGCCCTACCAGCGCGACGCCGGGCCATCCTCAGGGTTAACCCTCAACAGCCTGCCTGACGGGCTGTCTTATCTCCTTGACCCGGTTGACGCCGGGTTAATCCCTTATTACGCGCTGAAGGATGGATCAGTTGATCTGTGCGATATCGCGCTGATGAATGACCACCTGGCCATTAAGGCTGACAACCAGCGCCGTATTGAGAAATGGAGAGAGGATAATGAACGCTGAGACTATTAAAGATTTCCTCGTCTCGCTCGGTTTCGATATCGACGAAGCGGGTGCGTCAAAATTCGACTCAGTTCTCGCCGGTACGACCGCAAACGCCATCAAAATGGGGCTGGCCGTCGAAGGTGCCGCGCTTACCGTGGTAGCCTTTACGGCTAAGATCGCCTCCGGTCTGGATAATCTCTACTGGGCGTCACAGCGCACCGGCGCGACGGTTCAGGGGATTCAGTCTATTGGCTATGCGGTTTCGCAGGTGGGCGGCAGCGTTGACGCGGCGCGCACCTCTCTGGAAAGCCTCTCCCGGTTTGTTCGTAACAATCCCGGCGCGGAAGGCTTCCTGAATCGCCTGGGCGTACAGACCCGTGACGCCAGCGGCAACATGCGCGACATGGCCGCTATCTTTACGGGAGTCGGCCAGAAGCTCAGCAGCATGCCGTATTACCGGGCTAACCAGTATGCGCAGATGCTGGGCATTGACGAAAATACCCTCATGGCGATGCGCCGGGGTGTGGGCGGTTTCTCTGGGCAGTACAGCGCAATGGCGAAAGCTATCGGCTTCAATGCTGACGAGGCGGCCAGAAGCTCCAACAAATTCATGACCTCCCTGCGCGAGTTCGGCGCGATGGCAGGCATGGCCCGTGACAAAATCGGCTCTAATCTTGCTGGTGGCCTTGCGGGTTCGCTGGACACGCTGCGCCGCCACATTCTGGATAACTTCCCGCGCATCGAGCAGACCCTGACGAAAGCCATAAAAGGCATTCTGGCGCTCGGGGACATTATAGGGCGGCTGTTCTTCAGGCTTATTGAGGGGACATCCAGCCTTATCACCTGGTGGCAATCGCTGGATAAGCAAACGCGGGAGTTGATCTCGCTGTTTGGCGCGCTGACGATTGCGCTGCGCATTCTGAACAGCACGTTCTGGATGTCGCCGATTGGCCTCATTACCGCGCTGGCGGCAGGGATTGCCCTTCTGTGGGAAGACTATCAGACCTGGAAGGAAGGCGGGGACAGCCTGATTGACTGGGGCAAGTGGAAGCCGGAAGTCGACGCCGCGCTGAAAATGGTTCGTGACCTTAAAACGACCGTTAACGACCTGGCGAAAGCGCTGGCGAAGCTGCTCAATATTGACCCCAAATCATGGTCCCTGAAGTGGGATTTCAGCAACTTCATCGACCAGATGGGCGAGTTCAGCAAAATGCTGAATATGATCGCCGACCTGCTCAACGCCATTAAAGATGGCCGCTGGGCTGATGCCGCCAGCATCGGCAAACAGATGCTTAATCAGGGCAGCGAAAATCCGTCAGCGATGCCGATGGTAACAGACAGCGCCAACGGTACCGCCGACTGGATTAAAGAGCACTGGGGATTCGATCCTCGCAGCGTGGGCCGAACGGTGCGCGGCTGGTTTGGTGAGGATGACCCTGAACAGCTCGGCCAGTCAGTAAAGCGGCCACAGCCAACCAAAGCGGGCTCTGAGCTGCTGGGATGGATGCAGCCGATGCTTACCAACCTGGAACAGCTCTACCGGCTTCCGGAGGGGTTATTGCGCAGCGTGGCCATAACGGAATCGGGCGGTAATCAGTTCGCCGTTTCAGGCGCTGGCGCTAAAGGTCTGTTTCAGTTTATGGACGGCACGGCGCGCGACATGGGGCTTCGCGGGAACGATGTTTTCGACCCCGAGAAGGCCGCCCAGGCAGCCGCAAAGTATCTTTCTCAACTGCTGCAGGCGAACGGCGGTGACCTGAGCAAGGCGCTGGCCTCTTATAACTGGGGGATCGGGAACGTGCAGAAGCACGGGATGGCTCTTATGCCTCAGGAAACCCGCAACTACATTCCGAAGGTGTTAAGCAACATGCCCGCGCCCGGTGCTCAGGTACAGCAACAGAACACCTATCACATCTACGGTGGTGGTGATCCGCGTTCTGTCGGTACCGAGGTCGAGCGTCGGCAGCAGTCGGCAAACGCCCAGGTCATGCGCGGTAATCAAACGAAGGTGGGTTAATGGATATTCTCTCTACGCTCTTTCAGCAGCAGAGCCGAAAAATAGGGATGATTGTCCCCAGCGTGGTTGTTTCTGAGAAGCATACCGACACGCTGGAGATAACAGAGCACCCTGTCGAGGTCGGGGCCGCCATCGCCGACCATGCCTACAAAAAACCGTCTGAAGTGGTGATGGAGGTCGGTTTCGCAGGTGGCGGATCGTTGCTGGATTTTGCCAGTAACCTGACGGCTACCAGCCTGCTCGGGCTGAGTCCCCAGCAGACGTATCAGGAGATACTCGACCTGCAGGCGAGCCGTATTCCTTTCGATGTGGTGACCGGCAAACGGCTGTACAGCAACATGCTGATCCGCGCGCTGGAAGTGACGACAGACAAGACAACCGAAAACGTCCTGTCTGCCGTCCTCACCCTGAGGGAGGTTCTTATCTCGCAGACGCAGCAGATCACCGTCGCGGATAAAACCAACATGAAGGACGGGGCCAGCACGTCGGCGGTACTGAATACCGGCAACAAAACCACAAAGCCGCCAAATACCTCGCTGCTGAAAAGCATCACGGGTAACGCGGCGTCATTACTGGGGCTCGGCTAATGGCAATTCAGGAAATCCCGCTGACAGCGGATAACCAGCAATTCAGCATCATCCTGGCGGGGACCACTTGGCGGATTAGCATCACCTGGCGCGATCTGTACTGGATTATGGACCTGCAGAACGACAGAGGGGAGCCGGTAATCTCCGGTATTCCTCTCGTCACAGGTGCTGACCTGCTGGCGCAGTATGCCTATATGGGGCTCGGCTTTAAGCTGGTGGTGGTCTGTGACGACAGCACACAGGATTATCCGACGAAAACCGACCTGGGCGGCCGCAGTCATTTACTGGTATCAACGGAGTAAGCATGTCACAGAACTGGATGAGACATTTCGAGCTGCAGCTCGTGGACGAGAACGGGCAGGGTATTGAGCTCAGCGATTTTAAAGTGACCTTTACGATTGACTGGTTCAACATCAGCAGCGCGTCGCGGGTGGGTACGTTCAAAATCTACAACCTCTCGGCGGATACGGTGAACCGCATCACCGGGCAGGAGTTTTCGAAAGTGCGGCTGATTGCCGGTTACGACGGTATCGCGCCGGAGGTATCGGCCAGCGATGTCGGGACCGTGCGGGAAGTCGACGCGGCGGACGTGGGCCAGAGTGATGGCCGCAACTATGGACTGATTTTCAGCGGCGAAATTCGCTACTCGGTCACAGGAAAAGACAGCCCCATTGATTCCTACGTCCTGATTCAGGCAGCCGATACGGATCTGGCTTTTGCCACCAGCATAACCTCGCAGACCCTCGCAGCCGGTTATACGGTCGCAGACGTGAACCGCGCGCTGATGAAAGACTTCGAGGCCAAAGGCGCGACCGAAGGTCTGACGCCTGAAATGCCTGCTACCGTCTTCCCCCGGGGCCGGGTGCTGTTCGGCATGACACGGCATCTTATGGATAACGTGGCCGGACAATGTGGCGCAACATGGCAGTTCGTGGATGGTCAGCGCCAGATGGTAGCGAATAACGAATATGTTCACGACGCGATTGTGCTCAACAGCGCCACCGGGCTTATCGGTATGCCTCAGCAGACTATCGGCAACGGCGTAAACGTCCGCGCGCTGATTAACCCGAACATCCGGGTTAACGGGCTCATTCAGCTGGATCAGGCTTCGGTATTCCGCACCGCGCTGTCGAACAACGATATCGCGATGGCCGGCGGGCAGATCACCGACCAGAACACGGACGGAAATATCACGCTAAGCGGTACCACCGCGCAGCCTGCCAGCATCGCAACGGATGGCGTTTATATTGTGCGCGGGATTATGTACACTGGCGATACAAGGGGTCAGGCGTGGTACATGGATATGATGTGCGAAGCGCGTGGCGCGGCGGATCTCCGCACTCAGGACTCGCTTAACCGGGGGTAAATGTGAAAGCCTTAGCCATTTTAATTGTTGCCTTTATGTCATTTGGGGCATCTGCAAGCGGTTACACCGCTTATTGTGGACCTTACACCATCACTGCAAGGGTGGGGGAAATGGACATGATTAACGGTGAACGCGTCACATCTCAGAAAATTACAAATCTTGGTGCTGATGGCATTAAGATTGATATGGGGCTAATGCCTGCCAAAGATGGCAACAACTACGGCTTTGAATACATTCGTCGCCCTGGTACCGAAAAGCGTTTCCTGAACGTCCAGCTGCTGCAGAACAGCATGGACGCACCGAGAATCATCGGATCTTTCCCTTGTAAAAAGATTGTGGGGTAGTCTATCAACACCTTTGAACTAACTGAGTTTATCTTGATGAGCTAAAGTAAGTTTACCTTATGCCGATAACATTGATGATTGACTAAACTGTGTACACGCACATAGAATTCTAAACCACCTTGTAAGAGTGAGCGGATATGGCTGGTTGTGTACCTAAGGAAAAAGCTGGCGAGTTGATTGAGCTGTATGGCGACATGCTTGAAGCAGGCACGCCTATAAATGAGCTCGAGTATCGTCGTGCTGTAAGGGATTTGGAAAAAGAGAATACAGCTAACGCTGTAAGTGCTCTTGGTATACTGCACGCTGCTGCTGGTAAGTTTGAAAAGGCGTATTCAGTCTTTGAGACTGCTCTTTCTTATGTTGATGATCCTACAATTGCTGCAAATTATATTTATGTGACGAAATATAATAATGATGCAATTAGGCTCCGAGATAAATCATTAGAATTTGTCGAAAAATTTCAGACGAAGAAATTCACTGGGCTAGCTTTCTCATCTGCATATCGTTTCGGGTACAGAGATTTGTTGATTAAATATATTGATCAGCATATCAAACTTCTTTCCGACGAGGAGGGCAGGGAATTGGCAATATTACAGAAAGCAGAATTATTGTCAGAAATTGATGATGCCTATATTTCTACTGGATGCTCTCCAGAGCAATTTAATTTGCTCGCGGAAATTGTAGCGACAGTAGCTAAAGACTTTTCAGCAGAAACTGGTTTGCTTGAAGTCAGCCGAAATGGCAATAAATGCTATGTGGCTGATATAAAAAACAAAGACCCTAAATCGATTGCTCAAATGAATTTTGCATTAGCTGAAGCTGTATGCATGGAGCCTCGGTTAGACGACTGTGAGTTAATAGCTCGTTTTTCTGCGCCGAGAATTCTTCATACGGGGGTTAGCTATGTCGATAAACAGTATTGATTTCTTTAATGCAGCCAAACAATACAGTTCAATGGCAGATGAGGCTTCATGGAGAAGCGCTATTTCCCGGGCATATTATTCGATGTACCATGAAACTATGGTAAGCCTTACTTGTGTCCCGAAATATACAAGCAACCACCATGGTAACCTTATTGGATATATGACAACACCGGCAGAATGTAAAGGTGAACCATATGATTCTCGTACTATGCGACTGCTTGGTTACAACTTAAAGCAATTGCGTGATGCCAGGAATGAAGCTGATTATCATATCGCTGATATTTCAGTTTCAAAAGAGATGGCTGATACAGCAATTGCATCTGCTGAATTGTATTTCTCAAAGTGGACAGCATTAAAATCAGCTAAAGCATCGTAATCGCTTTCCATTTTATATCGAACCCGCCACCCGGCGGGTTTTTTGTTTTCTGGAGCCTACCAAATGGCAGTATCTGACCAGACCCGCAGCGGCGATCTTGCCGAAACATTCAAATCTGAGCGGGACACCACAAAGAACCAGATCCGCGTTGCTTTGCCTGGCATCGTCCAGTCATTCGACCCTGACACGGTTACAGCGGTTGTGCAGCCTGCTATCCGTTCGGTTGAAACCGATAACGACGGCAACCATGTTACCAAAAATTACCCGCTGCTGGTGGATGTGCCAGTGGTATTTCCGCGTGGCGGGGGATGCACGCTAACGTTCCCGGTGAAAGCCGGTGATGAATGCTTGGTGATTTTTGCCGATCGCTGCATCGATTTTTGGTGGCAGAACGGCGGGGTGCAGGAGCCTGTCGACGACCGGATGCATGATTTATCGGATGCGTTCTGTATCGTCGGGCCGCAGTCGCAGGCGCAGAAAATCAGCGGTATCAGCACCAGCGCGGTTGAGTTACGTAGCGACGATGGCGGAACCAAACTGAGCCTTAATCCTTCAAGTGGGGCGATAGCCGGTACCGCACCGGGAGGCTTCAACCTCAACGGCCTGAAGATTCTGCCTGACGGCCGCCTGCAGCTGGTGGATGGATCAATCGTTGATAAGCATACGCATGGCGGCGTTGAAAGCGGTGGCAGCAATACAAAACCTCTGGGAGGGTAATTATGCGATACCGACGTGAGGACGACGACGGCGATTACACTTTTGGCAGCGGCGATGATACCTGGCTGATTAACTCACCGGAGGCCGTCGCGCAGGCTGTGAAAACGCGATTCGAATTGTGGTATGGGCAATGGTTTCTCGACACTACTGAGGGGACTCCGTGGATACAATCCGTACTCGGTAAGCAGAAGCCGGAAACCTACAACCTGGCAATCCGCAAGCGCATCCTCGAAACGAGGGGCGTTAAATCCATTCTCTCTTTCAATACAACAGTGAACACGACGACGCGCCGCGTCCAGTTCTTCGCTGAAATCGACACTATCTACGGAACAACGACAGTAACCAGCGAGGCATAAATGGCCCTCAATTTGGACACACTCGGCTTATCGGCAACGGTAACCGCTGAGGCGATCAGTGCGCCTGATTACCAGACGATACTCGATACCCTGACGAGCTATTTTCAGCAGATTTATGGCAGTGACGCTTATCTGGAGCCGGACAGCAAAGACGGCCAGATGGTGGCGCTGGTGGCGCTGGCTATTCACGATGCCAATAACACGGCCATTACTGTCTACAACTGCTTCTCACCTGCTACGGGTTACGGCGCAGCGCTGACCAGTAACGTGAAAATTAACGGTATCGCGCGCAAAGGTGCGACGAACTCCACCGTGGATCTGCTGCTCACCGGCACCGCGGGGACAACCATCACGAACGGTACCGTTAAAGACACTAATAACGTGATCTGGCGTCTTCCTGCCTCGGTAGTGATAGGCGTTGACGGTACGGTGACGGCCACTGCCACCTGCTCAAACAGCGGCGCGGTCGCAGCGCTGGCGGGGACAATTACTACCATCAACACGCCGACCCGAGGCTGGACATCGGTAACCAACCCGGCGGCGGCCACCGTAGGCGCGCCGGCAGAAACCGACGCAGAGCTGCGCATCAGACAGGGTCAGAGCGTCGCGCTACCCTCTATCACGCCGTTTGAGGGCGTTGACGGTGCGATTGCTAACGTTGCTGGCGTGACCCGTCACAAGCTCTACGAGAATGATACTGGCGCGACCGATAGTAACGGGCTGCCGCCACACTCTATCTCAGCCATCGTGGACGGCGGGGACGTGACCGACATTGCCCAGACTATCCGGGGTAATAAAGGGCAGGGAACGGCAACTTACGGTACGACTTCTGTCACGGTACCCGACACCTACGGCAATCCACACGTGATCAGTTTTTCGCGTTCGACTGATGTTCCGATTTACGGGCATATCACACTGAAAGCCTTTACGGGTTACACGTCGCAAATTGGCGTACAGATTCAGCAGGCCGTCGCGGATTACATCAACGAGCTGACGATCGGTGATTCTGTTCTGCTGAGCCGCATTTACTCCCCAGCGAACCTCGGCGTGGTGAGTGGTGGTAGTGCACGCTATTACGACATTCAGGAGCTACTGATTGGAAAATCTGCCGGAACGGTAGCGGCGGGGAATATCAATATCGCATACAACGAATCAGCGTCCTGTAAACCGGAAAATATTGTTCTAACGGTGACGTCATGAGTAAGTACACAGACTTAATCACCAACTACCACGCCACCAGACCGAAATACTTTGATCACATCGACCTGAGCACCCGGCCGCTGATTGACATCACATCAGCCACACGGGGGCTGGTTAGCGCGTTTGACATTGATACGGCGGTAGGCGTCCAGCTTGATACCCTCGGACTCTGGATCGGACGTAGCCGTATAGTCAGCCAGCCTATTACGGGTGTCTATTTCAGCTGGGACACCGACGGGCTCGGATATGACCAGGGCGTCTGGCAAGGGCCGTATGATCCGGATTCAGGCTATACGTCGCTGAGCGATGACACCTACCGCATCATTCTGAAAGCAAAAATCGCTATCAACAATTGGGACGGCCGCAACGACTCGCTGCCACCCATTCTTGACGCTGCGACAGCAGGCTCTGGCCTGAAAATGCAGATCGTCGACAACCAGGACATGACGATTTCGGTCTGGGTATTTCCCGAGACAGATATTGCTGATGTGTCCCTCGAGCTGATCGCCGCGATTAAACAGGGCTATCTGACAGTAAAAGCTGCCGGCGTATGGGCCGGTGATGTTGAAACGCCTTCGATAGAAACACCGTCCGAGGGCTCAAAATTCTTTGGGTTTGATTTGGAAAACGAATACATCGGCGGGTTCGATGTTGGAGCATGGGGGAAATTACTTTAATGGCTACAAATAACTTTAAACCTTTCGCTACGGGTGCGGGCGCAAACGTCATGTCGCAAGCAGACTGGGAAGCCTTAACTGCACTGCTTACAGGATTTCAGTCCGGTAAAGCTGCGAGTGCGCAGGTGAATAAAGCCCTTCGTCAGGGAACAGTGATGGCAAGCGTTATCGGACAGTTCATCGCAGACAGTACCGGGCAGGACGTTCTTGATAACGGAAACACGTCAGTGCTTCTGACTAATTTTCTCAATGCCCTGAAAGCCAATACAAACGGGCGCCTGCTAAATGTGCGAACTTTCACTGCGAGCGGAACGTATACGCCAACAACCGGAACCAAGAAAATCAGGGTTCGCCTAGTTGGTGGTGGTGGGGCCGGAGGTGGTGCAGCCGCATCAACATCACCCGGAACGTTAGCTGCAGGTCATGGCGGTTCTGCGGGAACCTATGGTGAAACGGGTCTGATTGATGTCAGTTCAGTATCTTCAGTGGTAGTAACCGTTGGATCAGCGGGAACCAGTTCGGCGGGAGGTAATGGAACATCTGGCGGGGCGTCTTCATTCGGATCCTATATTTCAGCGCCGGGTGGTGCGGGAGGAAACTATGGCGCATCGGGGACGGCCACATTCAGTCTGGTACCCGATTTAAATCAAACAGGTGGATGTAGTGGTTCCAGCGTCTTGCTGAATGTTCCGGGCGAAGGTGGTTGGGGGCAAATGTCTTTTGCGACGGGTACTGCCGGTGGTACCACGACGACTTCTTCTGCAAAAGGTGGGCGTGGCGGAAACTCTGTGCTTGGAGGAGGTGGATACGCACTCATAAACAATTCGGTACCAGGTTCCGGAACGGGGTATGGAGCAGGTGGTGCAGGCGCGGCGACAACATTCGTGAATGGCACTTCTGCGGCACCCGGCGGCGCGGGCTCTTCAGGTATTGTAATTATTGAGGAATATGCATGATGTCTACTTATGCACTGATTACGGATGGGCAGGTTATAAATACTATTCTGTGGGATGGTAAAGGTGATATTTTCGAGGGGTATGAAACGGTAAATATCGACGGAATGGACGTGGGTATCGGTTGGACATATGACGGCAAAATATTTACTGCCCCTGTTGAACCACCACAACCAGAACCGACTCATGATGAACTGGTTCAGCAAGCCGAACTCCAGAAGCAAACCCTGATTAGCCATGCGAATGAATACATTGATAGTAAGCAATGGCCGTCGAAACTGGCACTCGGCCGCCTGAAAGATGATGAAAAGGCCTCATTTAATAAGTGGCTTGATTATCTTGATGCGCTCGAATCGGTAGACCCATCAAAAGCACCAGAAATAGTCTGGCCTACAATATAAAGTAAGACATCAAGGGTAATTTACGCCCTTGATGTCTTCATGTGCTTGTTAATAGTTTAAACTATCCTAAGATCTTCATTTATTACAGATGCTCCCGCCGAGATAAATTAGTAAATTTTTATCATTCTCGAAAATGGAGTATTGAGGCATGGAGTAAATAAGATTCATCTCACCATTGCAAGCCATTTTCTCTAATTCATAGGAAATCTGCCTGTCCTTGCCAGAGAACTTTATGTTCCTAATCCCATTGTTAACTAATGACTGACTTAATGTCATGTCATAGTAGTTGTTCTTTATGTGATCTAGTATTGGGAATACTCTATTTGAAGTTTTTGACGCCTCTGAATAGTCTGTTGCGCCGAATATGTATGTATTTTTCTTTGATTTTAAAAGTGAAAGCTTTTCGCTTAAGGAAAATAATACATATGAATCGTAGCGTTGCTGATGATAAAGTGAAGATGCAGTGGCATAAATCACTGATGTTGATGAGAATATCAGTGCGATAGATAAATATGCTGCGATACGATTAAAGAAATCATTGAATGTGGCGGGGATGGCAAGGGCTAGGAAAACTATAAACGCTATTGGAAATAAAACTCGCGTTGGATAGTACCCATTACTAAGAATCAGGTTTACTCCAGCAGAACAAATTAATATTACAACTGGAGCAAATACCATTAGTGAAAGGTTTAAAAACCTTGAATTCCCCGCGCCCTCTTTAACTACTACAATAATATGTTTTGCGTATACAATGATAAAAGCTAACGTTGCTACTGCTATTAATATAGCAGCGACGTGACCATAAGATTGCAATGCTGTTGAAATAGAGGTCTTAATTCCTATGTAAATGTTACTTGCTAATCCAGTAGTTAAGTCTGCCCTCTTTTCAGTGGATTTAATGGTATTAAGTACAACAACGAAATAGTATAAAACGCAAGACACTACGGTTAGCCCAGCAGATTTTATTATGTACTCTATGTTTTTGTTGTTGTGTTTTTTGGATTGAATAAATGTAGTTATTACCAATATCGGGAATATTGCAATGGCTGGTTGGTAAAAAGAAAGACATGCAATAAGTGATGCTAGTGCATATATAGTCCTGTTTTTGTTTAGCAAATCCCACGCTAGAACAGGTAACAACATGGACAATATCATTGATAATGAATCAAACCTGAACAACATATTACCAAGTAACAGTGGGTTTACTGCTACAGTTATACATATTAGAACATTCCCAATGGTGATTTTATGGAATGTATTTTTAAGTAAAAGAATTGTTAAATAAGATAACGCAATAATACTCGATAACTGAGGCAAAGGTGTAATGTCGGCAAGGCGGTCAGAACTGGTGCTCAAGAACATAGCAAGCCATTCAGTTAGTGGTCTGCCTAATTCAATCCACCCAAAGTATCCTTTAATTGACCTAGTGATATCATCAACCAGATAGAGCCTGTCATTGATCAGTGGGTAGTATCCGATCGATATTATTATGAGCGAGAATATCCACGCACTGAACAATGAAAATTCTTTTTTGTGAAAGCTAACCATTTAATTTCCCTTCAAAATATAACGAGGTCTGTTTTTAACCTCAATATAAATCCTGCCGATGTACTCGCCGAGAACTCCAATACCGATTAATTGCACACCGCCGAGGAACAAAATTGATACCAATATAGAAGGATAGCCTCTTACTGGATTTCCGAATGCTATGGTGTCAATAATCATCCACGCTCCGTACATAAAGGCCATGCCGGCAACGAACAAACCGATATACGTCCACATGCGCAGTGGGAAAGTTGAGAAACTTGTAATGCCCTCTAATGCAAGGTTCCACAGCTTCCAGCCATTGAACTTAGAATCCCCGGCCACCCGTTCTGCGCGGGCATATTCAACAACATCAGTGCGGCCGCCAACCCAACTCAAAACTCCTTTCATGAAAAGGTTGCGCTCTGGCATCAGCTTGATGTTTTCAACCACATTTCGAGACATCAGGCGGAAGTCGCCAACGTTTTCCTCGATCTGCGGATTGCTGATTTTGTTGTGCAGCTTATAGAACCACTCTGCGGTCTTACGCTTGAGTCGCCCATCGGTGGATCGGTCAGAGCGTTTAGCCAGCACCATATCTGCCCCAGCCTGCCACTTCTCAATCAGGTGTGGAATGACCTCAATTGGGTCCTGCAGGTCTACATCAATCGGGATAATCGCGTCACCGGTTGCATTGTCAAGCCCGGCGAACAGCGCTGGCTCTTTACCGAAGTTGCGAGTGAATGACAGCGGAACTACAAGAGGGTCAGCTACAGCAAGCGCGTTTATGATTGATTCTGTGGCGTCTTTACTGCCGTCATTGATGAAGATGATTTCAACATCATGCTGCTGCAGACCTTCAAATTCCCGTACAGTTTTATAGAAGATTGGAATGGCTTCCTCTTCATTGAACACCGGCACGACCAAAGAAATTTTCATTTCGCATCCCTAAAGACAATGAATTTTGAGTATATGAACCCGGCAACAAGACTGAATCCTGAGAACGCTAAGAGGGTTAAAATAGGCGACGCACCAATCGCATCTGCGATGTACCCTGTCATTCCAGCCATGATGCCCATGAATGCGACGAACGCGATATAACGCCCTGACGTTGCCTGTGATTTGAACGTCCATCTTGCGTTAGCGAAGAAACTAAACGTAACCGCAATGAAGAATGCGGAGACGTTTGCAACAGCCTGAGTAGCTTCGAAGAAATGAAGAAGCGCGCCGAAGCATACCCAGTGCATAGCAGTGTTAATTACGCCTACTGAAATGTAGCGACTAAATAACTTTAACATTTGAAAAATCAGTCAATTCTGAAAGATGACAAGTTTAGCATTGCGTATGAGAGTGTTCTAGATTTAATCCTGTACAAGCCACATATCGGCCTCTTCAAACATTTCCTCCAGCATACGGTTCAGTTTTTCCCGATCGCTTTTGCTGGCATCGCTATTCAGGGCGTTTGCCTGCATCGGCTTCACCTTCACCTCGGCATCAGGGAAAATCTGGAGCACTCGCTTCGTCAGCTCTGCTAGGATAATCTCTCTGGCCCCTTCGAGCCCCTCTACATTACGTTTGTCATAAACCAGTTCAACGAACATAAAAGCCTCCGGAAAACCACTGTGGTTACATACAGTATATTTACTGTGAAAATAAACAGTGTCAAGGTGAGTGGAGTGCGAAAGCAGGAAGACTTTTTGTTACCCTTAGTTACAAATAGAAAAACCCCAGACCGTGAGATCTGGGGTTCTTTTAAAGTGCACGTGCATTTCACGTGCATATTTTTGTCTTTTCTAGGTCTGCCTGCTGTCTGGTCAGTGTCCGTAAGTGGCTGATTTTATTGCCACTGTCCGGTTGCAGTCCTATCAGAAGTGGTGGAGCTGGCGGGAGTTGAACCCGCGTCCGAAATTTCTACATCCTCGGTACTACATGCTTAGTTTGTCTTTACATTCGCACGCCAGCTGCGGACAAACACGCCACTAACGAACTAGCCTGATTAGTTTTAACGCTTCAACCCCAGGCAGGGTTTCCACGCGATCTCTTTTGGGTTTGACCTCTCTTTGATCCCCGTCTTAAGAGCGGAAGCTAGGGAGAGAGGGCTCTTAGCAGGTTATTAAGCTGCTAAAGCGTAGTTTTCGTCGTTTGCGACTATTTTTTTGCGGCTTTTAACGAGGCAAACCGCCCCTCGGCATGCACCTTGGGTTTCGCAAATCCCGTCGAATCCAGAATCAGCCCCAATAGTGTTGAACTCAGTATACCAGATTTCACTTCCTCGATACCAGCCCGAAACGCTAACTTATTGAATAGTACAATAAGCGCGCAGAATCAACGTCCTGCGTTTTTCATGATACGTGCTTTGTCGAGCTGCCACTCGCGTGCTTTCAGGTCAGTACGCTTGTCGTGCTGTTTCTTACCTTTTGCCACGCCGATTTTCACTTTGCACCAGGCGTTTTTCCAGTACAAAGAGAGCGCAACTACGGTGAAGCCTTCGCGGTTGATGCGTCCGTAGAGGGATTCCAGCTCGCGCTTGTTCAGCAGCAGCTTACGGGTGCGGGTTGGATCGCAGACGTAATGTGAAGAGGCGACGGTCAGCGGCGTAAAGTTCGCGCCGAACAGGAAGGCCTCACCGTCTTTCAGGATCACGTAGCTGTCGCCGATGTTGGCTTTCCCGGCACGCAGCGATTTTACTTCCCAGCCCTGCAACGCAAGGCCGGCCTCGAATTCTTCTTCGATGAAATACTCGTGGCGAGCACGCTTGTTGAGCGCAATGGTCGCCGAACCAGGTTTATGTGCTTTTTTCTTCGTCATAAGTGTCGTAAAGCCGTCGGTAATCTGATTTTAAAAAGTCACCTCATTGCGTCCTGTGAGGTCTAACGCGCTATCTTAGCACGAGATAAGGCTTAGCGTTTTTTTAACAGGTGATAAATGTTATTATTTGTCTGTTGTGTGACCATGGAAAATGCTATGCCTCAGATTAGCCGTACTGCGCTTGTTCCCTACAGCGCGGAACAAATGTATCAGTTAGTGAACGACGTTCAGTCCTATCCGGAATTTATTCCAGGATGCACCGGTAGCCGGGTGCTGGAATCCGGCCCGACTCAGATGACTGCGGCCGTGGATGTCTCCAAAGCGGGGATCAGCAAAACGTTCACCACGCGCAATACCCTGACGAGCAATCAGAGTATTTTGATGCATCTGGTGGATGGTCCGTTTAAAAAACTGATGGGAGGGTGGAAGTTTACGCCACTGAGCGCTGACGCCTGCCGCATTGAGTTTCATCTGGATTTTGAATTTACCAATAAGCTGATCGAACTGGCGTTTGGCCGAATCTTTAAAGAGCTGGCCTCGAATATGGTTCAGGCGTTCACCACGCGCGCCAAAGAGGTTTACAGTGTCGCATAA